GGCCAGTGCAGCGCCTTCAGTACCCATCTGCGTATAAAGAACACCAGCCTTATCAATCGAGAATACGAACACGTTAAATGCTGCGTTCGTGACTGTTCCTGATAGTGCCGCCACATCTGTTGCTGCGGCAATTACACGAAGTACGCCTTGGACAACAAGGTTGGTCCCGCTCGATCCAGTCTTGGCAAGGGCTGAAGCTGAGCCTTTAATCACCAATCCTGCCGAACTGAAACACACTGAACGGAATCGTTCATATACGTCAGTCAGCACCATTAGCAATGAGCGTTCTTCAGTCTTGTCAGACAGCACGGACATGCGTCTTGTAAGATTTTCCATATTACTTCTCCTTTATCAATTTAAGGATGGGGCGGAATCAACCGCCCCTATCCGTTTAGCTCGTCAGAGCGTTCGTGGCTACTTCATACACAGCCATCTGAAGGTTATTCAGAATAACTGCATTGTAGTAGAACTTAACACCACAATAACCGCGCTGACCTTGCGGGTCGGCCTTGTCCTTCTGGCCCGGTGTCATTGCCGTAATATCCTTACCGCGAACATTACAACCAATATGACCCCACGCATCTGCCGAACCGATGATTACCTGATACGTATCGGCATAAGTACCGGACGTAGACAGCAGCGGAGGAACAGCACCGGCAACAGCAGCGCCGGAATCCTGTACCGCAACCAGTTCAGGTGAGGAAATAAACCGGAACTCTTCGCAAGTTCCGAACTCACCGGCAACGGCGCGATTAGGATCGCCATACTTCGATACATGAACGAATCCCGGTAAATCACGAACGTCAGGATGCAGGTCGGATGAAATAAACACAGGGAAAGAAGCTTCCACTGCGCTTGTGCCATACAGACCGGATGCAGGAATGCGTCGAACCATCTTGGAAATGGACGTTGCATGGTTATTGCACATTGAGCGTGCAATTTTACGCAAGCCAACCAAGCTGATCGTTCCGTTTACCGTAGCCCTGGACACGCCAGTACCACCATAGAACTTGTTGGTGCAGCCTTTCAGCACGCCAAACAAAGCCATTTCGTGGATCAGCCCACATCGTTCGCCAGTTAATTGCGTCATCTGTTTCGGAATATCATCCTCATACAGATCAAACGTGCGGTCGGTGTAGCCATACAGCACGTTATACTGGTTCAAGGTCTGGGTGATGTCCTCAACACTGATGCTTTCGGCTGCGGACGTAACGCCCTCTGCCGTCAGGTGGTCATTGGCATACTGAGTAGCACGGTCGCCAGCGCCGTCCTGAAAGAACCGGTTAGGCTGTGCGGCAGTCATGCCCTTGTTGAGAAAACGACGATACTTAACGGTCTCGCCTGTATTGGGCTTGAAGTCGTCATTTACGCCGACGGTTCCAAGCACGATTTTGGGCATTGCATGTTTTAAGATGCGCCCCTTGATAATACCTACCCGCTGAGGGGTAAGGGAAAACGATTGAATAGCCATTTTGCTATCTCCTTATGGTAGCGCCATCTCTCTTCGGAATGCTTCCTCTTCCTCATCGAGTTCGCTCGGCTTATGTTCGCCGCGTAAACCCTTGGGTCGAACAGCATCCTCAAGAGACGGCTTATTTTTTTGAACTTGTTCTTTGGCAGGTGTCAGTGTTTCTTTGTATTTTGAAATCGTGTCTCCGATAAATTCTGCATCCCATACGTTTAATACGGTATTGCGTTCATCTTCGGGAAGACTTGCTACGAACTGGCCGAAATTAGGGTCATTCCATATAACAAGTCCATTTTGATCTCTTGAGAACATAGCGATGTCCTGCCAGTCACTGTGTCTCTTCGTTAGAGCGCGTAATTCTTTCGCCTGTTCCCGCTCGGTCTGCTCCTGAATAAACGTATCAATACGCTCATCGGCTACAGGCTCCTGCGGTTTGGCTTCCGGCTCTTCTTCCTGTGTTTCATGCGAAAAAAGAATGTCTGCGAGTTCTGGTAATTCCTCTTCCAGCCGCTCCATTACTTCCTGCGAAAATGCACCACCTTTTGTTGATAGAAGTATCTCTTGAATCTTCTCGATAGTGGCTTGCTGTTCGGCAAACCTGCTCCCGTATGTACCGTTGGTTGTGTCAAGGGCTTTCTGTAGCTTGTCTATACGCTCAAAATTGCTCCTGATTTCATCTTCGGTGTAGCCGGGGATAACCTCTTTGCGTTCAGGTATATCATCAACTACCGCCTGTGCAGGATCTTCCTCTGGCTCGTCCTTTGGCTCTTCCTTTGGCTCGTCCGGCACTTGCGCGTCGGTTTCTTCCGTAGGTGCAGCCATCTCGGCCAGGTATGCCTCATCTTCCAATTTGCTATCAACGTCAGTCATCATTCACTCCTGTTCCCGGCATCTCTGTCGGTTACTATTCTTGCCTCGTTAAGGGACAAAATCTTTTTGATTCGGCGGATGTCGCCGCGCAGCATATTGGTTGCGTTAATATCCATTACTGCATCATTCTTTTTTCTCGCGCTCGCCAGTTCTTTCTCAAAATAGGCAGTCAGCTTCTTCCACAATGCTGAATCGCGTTCTGTGTTCGATAATTCAAATGCGGGGTCTGGTATGTTCATTTCTGAAATGCCTCCCCGGTTGGCGCACGTCCAACAGGCTCAACGGCAGGTACGGCAACCTGCGGAGACTTTCCATCCTGTGAGGCTAATTCCTTCTGCGTTCGTAGGCGCATGGTCGTCTTGGCAAGTTCAGCCTTCACCTTCTCAAGGCTTATCTGGTGTTTATTGGCGTAATCCATCAATGCAAGCTCACGGCGGAGGACAAGTTCCTCTCTACGCGCCTGGAACTCTTGCTGCGTGCGCTCTTTAAGAGTTTCCTGGTAAACAGTGTCTCTATCCATGTCCTCAATTATTTTATGCTCGCTTGAGCGAATCTGCGCCTGCGCAATGTCTTCCCTCGACTTCGCATTGATCTTGGCAACTTCAACCTGTGGCATTGGCTGTGGCTGTACGTTCTGTGCGGCTTTCTTCTCATCGTCTGACATCTCAAACTTGGACGGCTCGAATCTCCATGCGCGTAACACTTCTTCCGCCGCTTTCTGGGGTGAGAATCCGAATGCCGGGTTAAGTGACATATTTAGAATCTGAACAGCCTGCATAGCCTGAATCTCGCGCTCGACAAGAGCCGATGAACCAATGGCCTTGATCTGCATGTCGCCCTTTTCGTCGTCCTTGCCGTGAATAAGCAGCCATTCATAATACCGGCGGATATGCGGCTCGGTTACTCGCTCATCGAATACACGAGCTATCCTGCGTAGCAATGCGGACGCATTTTTGTGCAGCAGTTCCATGCCGCCAACAGTGTCGGGAGCCGAGCCTTGCTGACCCTGAAGCAGGAATGAAACCCCGGTGGAATCCTCCATCATCTTCTGCGCCAGTTGAATCAGATTGATTAGTTCTGCTTGCTTTGATGGTATGTCTATCGTCTGGATAGCATCTCGAACATTGGTAACGCCCTCATCTTCGACCGCTATCCAAAACTTGCCGCCGTACATGTTGTAGTCGCCATCCATGGGAATGATCTTGCCCTGACTGAAAACAATCTGAGGGGCGGACGACAGCCCTGTGTTGCGCATGAGTGACCGAGCCGAAGCGTTAATCATATCTTGTGCAACCCGGCCCTGCCTTGAAACACCGATTCCGAACGGGGAATCATTGCGCGGCTGCCATGGCAATACATCATACGGAAAATCTCCAGTTGTATTCGGGTTCGCATACGCCTTGATAATGGAATCATTTACCAACACCAAAACAACGTTTATGTGTCTCTGAGAATCATCAGGCAATTTACAATCGCATGATGTAAACTCATCAGCAGATATTTCGCCGTAGAAGTACCAGACCTCATACCGTGAATCGCTCTCTGTTTCCTTTTCCGTTACAATGTTGAGCTTTCCTGGGCCTTCGTTTAGAACCTTCCTGACTTGTGAACCAATATATCCCGGCGTGTCTGCCAGATCACGCAACTGGGTTGCGGACATCCTATCTCTCTCAATGCAAAACGAACCGTCATGGATGTTGTCTCCGCAATCTGGATCGGGGAAAAAATCGAACGGATCAACCCTCTGTGAGGACGGTACGATGGCCTCTTTTATGATGAATTTGCCATCGATGACAACTTTTGACCTCTGCTTACGCGGAACCGGACCCCGCAGTATCCCTGTACCTATCTTCGCTGCATCTTCGATGACTTTGCGCTCTTCGGTATCAATGTGGCATTCTGTGAGGTGATCCCTTATCCGAAGCTCTGCTTTCTCCACCTTTGCGTCAGCATCGCGCTGTTCCTGTGCTGCGAACTCTCCGAGCGAGTAGCCTGAACCATCTTCCTTTTGAACCGGGGAACCATTTTCATCAACTACCGGCTGCGCCGAATCCTTAATTGTTTCCAGGTCTGCAATCGGCGTTGGTGTTATCTTCCAGTTCCAGTCGCCGGCAGGCAGAAGAATATCGCCCATGCGTGCGGATGCTGAATCAACAAACTGACGTGTGATATTGAAAAACGCTGTGCATTCGCCCTTCGCGTCTGTTTGGCCGCTGTTCGATGCATTCGCGTAAATGCCACCATCTGGTGACCATGCTTTTGTGTACGTGTGGGTCTGGCGATTGGCATCATCAATGCCCTCGTAGTATTCGGTGTCCTCTGTCCAGATTTTCTCTATGCCTGATTCGCGCCGATGCTTGACCGCCTTATCACGCTTCCCAGCAACAGCCAGGCCGAGCCGAGACAGGCGCTCCAGCCGTTTCTCACGATCTTCAATCATTGCCTCTTTAGACAATGGCTTTTTTGTTACTTCGGCTAGAGCAACCTGCATGTAACCTCCATCTACGGGCAGTCTTTCGACTGTTTGCCGTCGTCATCACGACGAGGGCTTAAAAACGCACCATATTCAGCGCATAAAAATAGTCAACCTTTTACAACAACGTAATTTTCAGCGTAGAACTCGAACCTGCAATGGCCGACACCTTCGTATCGGGCAGTTCGTATGCCATCTGATTGTTCGCGAGCAAATCCAAATCACCTGTTGTTACAGTCGCACCTAACGCGATCTGGCAATCAATCGGGCAGCTAAACAAATACATACCGGCGGGGAGTGTCGCCGTGGTCGCTGCGGTCGTGCTTACTGCGAGGCTCGTTGTCTGGCCGGTGGCCGGTAGCACGAATGCTT